ACAAGACATCGACATACCAACGCTAAAACAGGCTTTCATACTCAGCCGGCTCAACCTCCAGCCGGGCGTCTAGCTCACAGACCAGGAAAACCCTCACGTGGTAAGGGACATGAGAATCGAGCGCTTCGATAGTGCAAAGATTCCAGCCATTACCGATTCAGCAGTCGGATTCGCGTGATGTGAAGCTTGCCAAAATGCGAATAAACTCGCATGGTTCTCTCTTTTACTTCATTAAAAAGACACTTCGACGCAAGCGTTTAACGAATACCCTCCACCGAGACTGGTGTATAAGCCTCGAACGCGATTATCTGAAAGATGTCTATGAGCTACCACGGGACCATTTCAAATCCACAATCTGCTCAGAAGGTTTTCCTATGTGGAGGGCTTTGCCTTTCACAAATCAGGATGAGGATTATTTCAAGGTTTTAGGTTATTCTGATGAATTCATAGCTTACATGAGGCGAGTTCATCGACGTGACAGCCGAAACCTCCTCGTATGCGAGAACATTGCCAATGCCGCGAAGCTAGGCTCAAGGATAGCTAGACATTATGAATCCGGAGCTTTATTTCGCTCAATTTTCCCCGAAATCTTACCAGATTCTTCCTGTACTTGGTCATCATACTCCTTGCAACACAAGCGAAGCCAACACGCTGATCCTCACGGAGAGGGAACATTCGACTTTATTGGTGTCGGAGGAGCACTACAAAGCCGACACTATGATGGGATGATCGTTCAGGACGACTTAGTCGGTAGAAAAGCTATCGAGTCAGTCTCGATAATGGACAAAACAATCGAGTATCACCAGATTCTACCCGGAGTCTTCGAGAATCCTGAGAGTGCTACTTATGAAAATGATGAATTTGTGGTTGGTAATCGTTGGTCTTACAACGATCTTAACTCTCATATTAGAGAGAAAGAGCCTTGGTTTAGAGTGGAAAGTCACTCTGCTCTGGGTGGTTGCTGTGGCTTACATCCCACTGATACCCCTATTTTTCCTGAAGAATTTGACTTCGAAAAACTAATGCAACTTCGTGAGCGGTTTGGTAACTACAGTTTTAGCTGTCACTTTCTAAACAACCCCGCAGCTCCTGAGAACGCCGACTTCAAAGAAGAATGGCTTCAATACTTCACTATCGAGGAACCCTCAGAGAAAAACTCTTGGAAACGGATGATACGCTATGCTGTCGTCGATGGGATTGTCAAAAAAGATATACCAGTCAACCACCTACGAATTGGAATGCTCGTCGATCCGAATCACAGCGGAAACTCCGGCTTGGGTCGCTGTAGACACGCCATTGTTGTCCTCGGTTTGTCGGAGGCTGGCGACTTTCACCTTCTTGACGTCTTCGCTGAAGCTTGTGGATACGACCAGTTTTACGCTGAGATATTCCGTATTGCAGAGAAATGGCATCTCACCAAGTTCGGTCTTGAGACCATTGCGGCTCAGAGATATATTGCCCACCATATTCAGCAAATGTGCGCCCTAAGTGGGCGCACACTCCGTATTATTGAGCTTAAAGGAGAAGTAGAAGGGCCGGATGGTGAGCTTACTCGTAAGAAGGAGTGGCGTATTAGGAACGTTCTAGCTCCTATCTTTGAGTCTTGTAAGTTTTATACCCAGAAAAGATTTCAGGACTTTCTGGGCGAGTATACGACATTCCCTAAGGGAAAGTATGTTGATATACTCGACGCTATGGCGTATGGTCCACAACTCATCAAGATGCCTCAACGCTATGAAGAGTACATGAAACAGCTTTCTGCAAATCAAGCTGGTGCTCGGAAAGTAAATACACCATACTCGATTGAGGTTAATTAAAGGAGAGTTATGGAGAGTAATTCGGTAAGTAATATCGTAATGACGCAATTTACAAGCTCTGCTTTGGTCGTTTGGGGTATGCAGAAGCTTAAGAATGCGAAGTGGTTTCCTGTTTTGCAGCATGGTGAGACGAAGGTTAGTCGTCTTTTTAGTGTTGTAATGGCTGCTTTTGTGGCTGTGGGGATTAACTACACATGGAATCCTCAGACTCGTGGACTGCTTATTACTTTACCGACGTTGATGGGAGCTCTTCTTGGCATGTGGCATTGGCTTAATCAGTTTGCGCTTCAGGAGACGATTTATCAGGCTACGGTAAATAAAATCTCGATCACTACGCAACCTGGCGAAGGTCCGGCGATTCCTGCGAAAGTTACAGCACAAGGAGCGTTGGTTATTCCAGTGGAGTCTACTAAGTCGTGACGACATTGGAAACGGGACTCCTTGTAGCTTTGTTTGTAGCAATTCTTGCGGCGCTTGCTAGGCTCTATGCAAGAATCGCTGAGCATGATAGACAGATTGCTATTATGAGTACGCAAGTATCTCCGCTGTGGGCCACTGTTCAGAAAGTTATCTCGGAGGAACTGCATCATCCTCATGCTCAGTATGCTGAGATGGATCTACTTTTAGAGAAGTTAGAAGATCTCATTATTACACCAACTGAACGTCAAAGGCTCAAGATATTACTACAACAACGCTCAGAAGACATGGACAGCAACATCACTGAGTCACAAAGAAAGTCTGCCAAACTCATGATTGATGTCATGGACAAGGTCGTACAAGAAGCCAATTCCAAGAAACTGTAGGAGGTTTTGTGGGTCATAACGAATCAACACTTCGTATGTTTCTAGCCGTTTTTGGCTTGGTTCTTCTTATTCTTGGAGCCGCTCTTTGGTGGACGGTTCCTGACTCGCCTCATCGTTTGAGGATTATCTCGGCGGGTCTGGCTTTCTGGCTTGCGAGTACTTTTTTCTAAAAGGAGACTGTAAATGAAGATTAATTGGAATAGATTCTGCTTCGTGTTTGTTGTTTTGATGTCGGTGTTTTACCTCACAGCCTGTACTGCTGCGTGGCTCGCTGCTATCAATGGAATGCTTCCTGGAATTGAGTCTGTAGTAGCTGCGATAGTCTCCTTCGTGGTTGCTTTGGAAGGTAAAACAGTCAGTCCTGCTACAGTGCTTAAGATTCAACAGTGGGAAGCTGATGTTTCTACACAGATTACGAACGCTCAGAACATTATAGCACAATATCAAGCTGCGGCTTCGACAGGTTTGCTGTCTCAACTGCAAGCTGTCATGCAAGGTATTATGACCTCTCTTAATTCTATTTTGACAGGTCTTAATATCACTGACTCTACGACAGTAGCTAAGATTACTCAATTCTTAGCTCTTGGTGTAGCTGCTGTGAGTGCGGTTCTTGCACTTATACCTATGGCTATGACCAAGCTTGATAGTAAAGCTTCTAACGCTGAGCTTCTCCAATACGACAAGCTTGGTGCAAATGCAATGAACAACGTTACAAAGACCATGAAAGAAACCTATGCGGCTATTATTCAAGAGAAAACAAGCAATCTTGACGTGAATGCTGCTCTCGACTCTCTACCAAAGTCGATATAAAATATGTCAACATCTCTTAAATACGGAAAGCTTCCTCCTGAGTATCATAGAGATACTCTAAAGATGTCAGATTTCTTGCCATCAGTGGCTGTCATGCCTCCGCCTCCGGCAAAGCGTGCTTGGGAGTATGCTGTCAAGACTCCTTGGCAGATGTTTGATAATGATAAGGTTGGTAACTGCGTCATTGCGGCTACGCTTCATTGGATCATGGCTGCGACAGCTAATACAAAGAAGCCTGCTTTATTTACGACTGGGATCGCTTTGGCTATTTACTCAGCGATTACAGGCTATGATCCTGCTCAGACTGACTCTAATGGTAACAATCCTACTGACAATGGCACGGCTTGGACTGACATGCTCGCTTACTGGCGAGATATTGGTATTCCAGATACGGCTGGAACGATTCACAAAATACTCGGTTGGGGTTCGATTGGGTTGACACTTTCTGAGCTTAATCAAGGACTTAATGTCTTTGGTGGCTTATTGATTGGTACTGCTGTGACGAAGTCAATGGAAGATCAATTCCTCGCAAAGAAGACCTGGGATGCTCCTTTTTCAGGAGGTGTTCAAGGACTGCATGGTATTCCTCGCCTTGGCTACGGTCATGAAGGTGAGAGTGTTATCACTTGGGGCGCTGAGGAGCAAGGAGACCTCAACCTTTACAAAAACTACGACGAAGCTTATGCAGTCGTAACTCAAGATTTTCTTGACACACAAGGCAAGTCACCTTTAGGCTTTGATGTCGATGCTTTAATGGCTGCTCTTTAAAGAGTTTATGAAATGCTACGCTTGTCTGAAGAAAGCCAAAAAGAGTATAAGAGGCTTACAGTGCTGCAACGCTTGTTATCTCAATGCTTTAGAGCATTGCGCCGATGTGGATATGCAGGTTTTATTCTTCTCACTGCATGTACAATGGTGCCGAGCGCAAAGGCACAGACTCTCTGGGCTACGGGTGTTTACTTGTGGGCCAATCAGACACTCACAATAACAACCATTCCTGCTCAGCAAGCTGGAGTTACGGTGTCGGTTCTTGGCTCAGGAGATCGGGTTGGACCTCCTATCAATATTGTGAACGTTGCTAGGGATATGACAAAGAGTGGCACAGACGCGTTTGTGCTTGTTAACTCGTATACAAATCTAACTCCTTGCTCGCCTGTGTGTGGGTCGTTTGTTTTGACCTCGCCTGGAGTTATTACATACACAGTCGCACCTGGGCCGGTGGCTCCGACAGATGTAACGGTTCTATTAAATTAGGAGGATGAAGTGAAGAAATTA